GTACGAAGCAATAACTTTGGCTTACAACTGAACTTCTCAGTACCACTAGATGGTGGCATGGTAGAAACCTGTAAAAGTATTGCCCGTAAACACGAACAAAAGATGCGTCTTGACTATGAATTAGTCAGGGCAATTAAATGTACTGAGATTATGAAAGACGGGTTTACTTTTAGACCCGGCAGTCGAGTCGAAGTTTTATGTAATGACGTTGTACCAATAGTCTCACTTGAATAATGGAAGCACTTGTAGCTGCTGTCATTGCAATAGTTGCAGGTGGCTCAGCATTAAATAACAGATTACACAACAGAATAAATAATGTACATGATCGCATTAGTGGTCTTGACAGACGTATCGATGCCATTGAACTTGGCGTGGCTCAAGACTATGTATCTAAGGCTGATTTATCAGTCATGGTTCAACGTATGGAAGACCATATGGTGCGTATTGAAAACAAATTAGATCAAATTGTCCTTAGGAATTAAATGACTTATAAACTTGTAGACCTATACACTCAAAAGGTGTTGGGTACTTTTCTAACTGCTGAAAAAGCAGCACAGGCTGAATCACATCTTATGCATGAGCCTGGTGAAACACGCTATGCAATTGAAGCCCCAGTAGTAAAAAAAACCAAAGCTAAGAAAGCACGTGTCAAACAAGAAAGCGACTGAAGATCAGTTTAACGAACTGCATAATTTAGTTACTGAGGAGTTTCTTAAACGCATTAAAGCTGGAGAAGCTACTGCTCATGAATTAAAAGCGGCTTGTGATTGGCTACATAAAAATGACATCAGTGGTGTTGCTTTAGATGGTAACCCACTGGATAAACTAGCTAACATTTTGCCTAATGTTGACCCAGAATTAGTACAGTACAGACTTTATGGTAAGAGGTAAAACTTCTAAATACTATGCCAATAATCCTAAGGCTGCTCAAAAACATAGGGATTATATGGCTACATATAATGCTTCACCACAGCAAAAAGCTTATCGTCGTAAATTAGCAGCTGCACGAAGAGCAAGAGGAATGATGGGTAAAGGTGGACCTGACCTTTCTCACGACTCTAAAGGTAATCTTGCACGACAAGCGATGAAAATAAATCGTGCAAATAATGGCCATGGTAATCGTCCTAAATATAGGAACGCATGACACCATTACTTCCAACTCCTGATCACTACTTATACAACCTAATAGCCATGACATCCTCTGAAGCGAAGCGCCTTTGGAGGCGCAGTATCAAAGAGCATTTCGACTGCACATGTGCTTATTGTGGAGAAACTTATGACATCAATCAACTTACTCTCGATCACGTTCATCCTCGCTGTTTTGGTGGCGGAGATAACAGGAATACAGTTGCAGCCTGTCTTAGCTGCAATCAGGAAAAAGGAAGTCTTAATTGGCGACAATATATAGCTCGCTATAACAACCCATTACGTGAACACATCATTCTAAATTATACAAATGGCTAGTAAAAAACTTACACTCTTGCAGTCACAGCGTGCAAAGCTTAAAAAGCAAAGAGCACTTGCTAAGACACCTCAGGCTAAACAAATTATCTCTAGAAAGATCCAGAAAGTTACAGTTAAAATTGTACAGACTCAAAAACTTTTAAAGGGTTCTTCACCTCAAAAAGCTTTACCTCCTAGTAAAAAAGGTGGGCCAATTAAAAGTACTAGAGGTCCACGTCGGACTAACGTCAACAAACTACCTAAAACCAAACCTCAAGTTGGAACTAGGGGTGGCGGTGTTAAGCCACAACTACGTCTGCCACCTGCTGGCAAGACTGCAGCCAATCTTATGAGAAACAAAGCTGTCACTACTGGTGCTGGCAATAAGTTGGGAGCTATTGGCCTTGCCCTTGGTGGTGTTGCTACAGTTCAAGATTTAGCTGATCAATTTAAAAAAGGTAAAGGTTATGCATCATTACCTAGACATGCAAAAGCTATTCTTAAAGGTCGCAATAAAAAGAAAACGACTGGTGGCAAAACCAACAGAAGGGGGCGCACAGTTAATAGTTCTACTAAGACTTCTCCTTCTACAAAGCCAGCTAAGCGTGGCATGTCAAACATCCCTGTTGGAGAAGGTACAGGCCAAGGGTCGCCAAACGACAAAAAACCAAAGGCTACGCCTAGACCTGCTGAAACTAAGTCTGGCGGTAAGGTGACTGGCAGCACGTCAAAGACAACTGTCACTAAAGCAGCGGCTGCAGCTAAAAAATCTAAAGCATCTACTTTAAACAAAGAAATTGCAGGTGCTAAAGCCTTTATTAATAAGTACAAAGATAACAAAGGTGCAATGTCAAATGCTGTCAAACAAGCTCGTGAACGCTTGAAGCGTTTGCAAAGCCGTACTGCCCAAGATTCTAGAGCAGCTACTTTTAAAGCTTACGGTGGCGGAAACCGAAACTACTAAATATCTACCCACACTGCCGTCCCTTCGGGGGCGGCTTTTTTAAAATGCTTTCCACCTCACACACTGGGGCGGCTGCAGAACTATTCGTATCTAATTGGTTGATGATGCAAGGTTGCCTTGTATTTAGAAATTGTAGTCCACATGGACCTATCGATCTGATTGCTACTAATAACGATGTTGTCGTCAAAATAGACGTTAAGTCCCAATCAAAAATGACTTATAGAATGGACGGAGCTGAACAAATTAATATTAAATTTTTAGGCTTACGTGATGACGACGTATGGCAAATACTTTACGTCCACGGAGAGCTATCCCCACGCATCCCAAACGGGTTTCTAGAAGCTTTAGGTATGAATCATCATGAGTAACGTTATAACCCTGTTACAGGATGATTTCAAGCTGTTCTTACAAGCTTTATGGGAACAACTTGATTTACCTTCACCAACTCGTGCTCAATATGCAATCGCAGACTATCTTCAACATGGACCTAAACGTCTTCAAATACAGGCTTTCCGTGGAGTGGGAAAAAGCTGGATTACTGGAGCCTTTGTTTTGTGGACGCTTTTTAATAACCCTGAAAAAAAGATAATGATTATCTCCGCTTCCAAAGAGCGTGCAGACAACATGTCTATCTTCTTACAAAAACTAATTATAGAAACACCTTGGTTAAAACACTTACAACCCAAAGGCGACGACTCAAGATGGTCGCGTATCAGCTTCGATGTAAATTGTTCCCCCCACCAAGCACCTTCCGTCAAGTCTGTCGGGATTACTGGCCAACTGACCGGCTCCCGCGCTGACTTAATGATCCTTGATGACATTGAGGTTCCTGGTAACAGTCTTACTGAAATGATGAGAGAAAAGCTGTTACAACTTTGTACTGAGGCTGAATCAATCCTTACACCTAACACTGATTCTCGAATCATGTACCTGGGTACACCTCAGACAACCTTTACGGTCTATCGAAAACTTGCTGAACGTAACTACAGACCGTTTGTTTGGCCTGCTCGCATCCCACGTAATACATCTAACTACGAAGGTTTGATGGCTCCCCAGCTACAGGAAGACATCGATAACGGTGCTGATCCTTGGGAACCAACTGACCCTGATCGCTTCGACGCAGAAGACTTGCTTGAACGTGAATCAGCAATGGGTCGTAGCAACTTCATGCTCCAGTTCCAACTTGACACAACCCTTAGTGATGCAGAAAAATTCCCACTTAAGATGGCTGATCTTGTCGTCACTAGTGTTAACCCCACTGTTGGCCCTGATTCCGTCGTCTGGTGCTCAGACCCAAAAAACCTTATTAAAGAGCTACCCACAGTCGGTCTCCCAGGAGATTACTTTTATTCTCCAATGCAACTCTCTGGTGACTGGACACCTTACTCAGAGACAATCTGCAGTATTGACCCGTCGGGTAGAGGTACTGACGAAACTACCGCAGCATTCATATCTCAAAAGAACGGCTTCCTCTACTTGCATGAAATGTGTGCTTACAAAGATGGGTACTCTGACAATACCTTGTTAGATATTCTTCGTCATTGTAAAAAGTACGATGTTTCTAAACTACTTATTGAAACTAACTTTGGTGATGGTATCGTTGCTGAATTGTTTAAAAAACACCTTGTTCAAACTAAACAACTGATTGACGTAGAAGAAGTACGTGCCAATGTTCGTAAAGAAGACAGAATTATTGATAGCCTTGAACCTGTCATGAACCAACACCGCCTTGTCGTTGACAAAGATGTCATTGACTGGGACTTTAAATCTAATCCTGAAGAAGCTCCTGAAAAACGTCTCATGTATATGCTCTTCTATCAGATGTCACGCATGTGCAGAGAAAAAGGTGCAGTCAAGCATGATGACAGGATTGATGCCCTTGCACAAGGCGTCAAGTACTACACAGATGCTTTGGCTATCTCCGCTCACGAACAAATCAAACTTCGCAAAATGGAAGAGTGGAATGACATGATGGAACAGTGGTTTGATGACCCACAAACAGCTACTAACCATCTAGTCTTTGGGCTAAATATTGACCAAAGAAGAGAAGCTCGCGGTTCCAGTAAGACATCAGTCCCTAACTGGGTTTAAAGCTAACCCGACACTTATATAGGGAGAAGGGAAGGGTGGACCCGACTCCCTTGGGTTAAAGGGAGACAATCAAGCTTCCTTTAACTCCTTTACTTATCAACGCGAGCGTAAGCTCGGTTTATCTTTAAAGTACTTTCTTTCACTTTGAAACTTTCTTTTAACTACTGAAATTTGATGAACGGAATCAACAGAGTGTTGATCGATTCATCTTTTTACTCTTTATGGCTAATACTTTGTTAGTACATTGTACAGAGGATGGTGATCATCTTATCTCGTACATGGCTAGAGTCTCCAACCCTTCTAATCAATCAAACACTGAGACCAGTGATAACTTGATTAAGTATCTCATTAAACACAAACATTGGTCTCCATTTGAAATGGTCAATATGTGTGTTGAAATATCTACTACCCGTAGTATCGCTCAGCAAATCTTAAGACATAGATCTTTCTCCTTTCAAGAATTTAGTCAGCGTTATGCTCAGGTCTTAGATCAACCTACTATCCCTGACCTTCGTCGTCAAGATACTTCCAACAGACAAAATAGTATTGATGACTTAGATCCAACTGAAGTTCAACACTTCCAAATTCAACTTAAACAACACTTTGATCAATCAATGATCCTTTATCAACATATGCTTCAGGCTGGTGTCGCTAAAGAATGTGCTCGTGAAGTGTTGCCTCTGTCTACCCCTACTCGTATGTATATGAATGGTTCTCTTCGTTCTTGGATTCACTACTGTGACCTTAGATGTACCGATGGTACTCAACTAGAACATAGAATTATCGCAGATCAATGTAAAAACCTTGTTTGTACCTGCTTTCCAGCTGTAGCTAAGGCGTGTGGGTATGTGTGAATACGTCTTTTCTATGCTCATTGTTGGTCTTGTTAACGTTGGACCTGATGTTTACGTGGTTCAAGCGTTAGACCGTGACAATATGTTGGTTGAATGTGCATTTATTGTGCAACAGGAAAAAATAACACAAATGTTTTAACCCTTTTATATAACGCGGGGGACGGACACACCCCCGTATGCCCCCGCTAGTTGTACAAACTAGCTGAATTCACTAGGTTTTAGCACGTATGGTGCACGATATCGTT